ATCGTATTCCCACCACTCTTTTATTTCATACTTCCACCCTAATAGTTGAAAGAAAAGCTCAAGTCCTGATCTTTTTCCTTTATAAGCTCTTATTAAAGAAAAATAAATTGCCAAAATTTCAGATGTTTCTTCTACCGATAACAAATCAGTAATGTAATCAAATCCGAATTCCTTGTATATATCTTCTATGTCTTCTTTACTTATTTCAGGATCAAGTTTGTTTAAAAGTGGTTTTATTAGTTCGTCTTCTTTTTGTATTACCTGATCAAGTAAAGTAGTAAATTTTTGAAAAAGCTCTTGGTCTTGTAAATTTTCAGGCAAAAACTTTTTTGAACTAATCATTGTTCAATCCCTAGATGTAGTTTAAAGTGTAATTAACTACTTTTATGTAGTTATTCCAATCTACTGTATAAGTTCCTGCATCATTATTTGTTACTCTTGCTATTTTTATGAAGTCATACCTTGATTCAAGATAGTTTTCCATATCGTAAAGATTCAGGTCTTTCCCTAAATACTTTGAGTAAGTTTCAATACAGTTTTCTATTGCTTCTCTTACCAATGTATCAGAAACAGGATAAGAAAGTTTTATGTTGAAAGTAAGATTTACTTGAATTTCTGAAGGATCAACTATTTCAGGTAGAGGAATTCCCATAGGTCTTAATTCATCTACATAATTAAGGAATTCATCTTTTTCTGAATCAGTCAGTAAAGATAAATCTTGTTTTAAGTAAGTTACATAAACAATACCAGGATTGGTTTCGTCATCGTGAGTTACCACATCTCTCAAGTATGGGAACTTGATTAAAAAGAGTTTTTTATAATCTTCTCTTGCCCTCACTATTAATGAAGTATCAGCATAATAAGGAGCTACTGTTTGAATTGTAGAAACAGAATCTCTTGGTGTTGCTTTGAAAGTTTCAGTTATACGCATATAGTCATAATAAAGTTTAGCTTTTGAAAAATCTATTGATTTGTAGTCAAAGTAAATTCCTTTAATTGTTACTGTATCAGATGATGTATAAGTTCCGTTTAGATTAAGGTTGAATGCATCAATGCTAAATTCAGAGTTTGTTAACAATACCCATTTCTCTCTTAAATCTTTAATTTTAGTTGAAAACTCGATTTGAGTATCATTGACTACAAAGTCAAATACTTCTGAAACAGGTTGAGTAAACCTAACAAAAATGTATTTCCTTGTGTCAGACGATACTTGAATGTTTTTAGTTTCCTCTACATACTTACCTATGTAAGCTGTTACTTGAACTGTATCTCCTGCATTAGCAACTAAGTCTTCTCCTAAAAGAATGTCATAATCTCCCAAATTACCTATTACTGAATATTTAGGAAAAGAAATAGTTTCCGATGGTGTTACTGTTATAACTAATTTAGGAGGAATTCCTTTATAAACCGGATAAGACAAACCTTCTGCAATTGAAGTTACTGATGAGAGAAGTTTGGCTTGATGTAGATATGCTTCCCTTCTTGCTATATATGTTTTGTGTAAAAGGAAAGCTCCAAAACCTGCTAACAATTCAATCAAGATTTGTCCTGAGGAAGTTTCAAAAAAGTCTTTCCAAGATGAGTCAGTTTGAGAAAGTTGATTAATGTAGTCTTGTAAATCTTGTTTAATTTCCTCATATGAAACGGAAGTTGGGTTAATCATACCTCATCCCTCTATCGTTAATATATTTGGCGAATATGGGAAGAAAACCATTCTCTAATACAAACCCTTTAGATTAGATAGAAAATCCGATAATGGCCAAATATGTTAATCTCAGAGATTGTTTTGGTTACCTTTGTATTATCCTTTCCCACTTATATTCACCTTCCAATCCAACTATCTTAAATATCAATCTTATCTCGTAAGCATTATCATCTGGTTTAGGAATTACTTCAGTAGATATTAACTCTACCCTTTGTTCCCATCTCCTTACAGCTTCTATAATGTAATGTTTAATCTCAAAAGCTGTTATTTCATCTATTGGTTGAAATAATAACTCTTCTAATTTACAACCAAACTCTGGTAAGAATAATCTTTCTCCTATGTTAGTAAGGAGAAGATTATCTAATGCTTGAAATACAGCATATTCATTAGTTAAAGTTGGATTATTAGGATTAGCTTTATTGTTTAAATCCTTGTATATAACCTTTTCCATTTCTCTTCTCTCTATTAATATTTCATAAACTTCTAATAAATATTGTAATACTTATAAAACCTACTGAAAATGGAGAGAGTTAACTATTAGTGAAAACATTATCAGAACCTGTTACTATATAACCAGCTATATCACCATCTACTTGAGAACCTTTTATTGCTATATATCTACCATTAACCTTAACAGAGTTAGAACCTGTTATTATTCTTCCTATATGACCACAAGTAGCTTGAACTATATCATCTATTCTTGCTACTCTTTTTGAATTAACAAATACATTATCAGAACCTGTTATTATTCTTCCTGTTACGTTAGTATCACATATCTTACAGTAACCTTCAAATATATCATCTACTCTTGCTATTTTCATATATTCCTCTGAGTTTTATGAAACTCTAATAAGTATTGTAAATCAAGTAAAACCTACTGAAAATAGAAGTTAATTAAGGTTAATGGAACTACCTGATATTGTTATATCTCCTCCTGATGAAATATTAGTATTACCAGATACAGATATATTACAGTTACCTTGAATAGTAATATTTGAATCTTTACCTACTGTTATAGTTTGGTTAGATGGAATATTGATGGTAACATTACCTTGAGCATCTATTGTAATCTTAGTTCCTGAAGTGTGATAAAATTCAGTAACTTTAGTTTGCTTATTGATTTTAAGATAAGTTCCTGTTGAATCAAGAAAACCATAAGTGAAAGGGTAGTTTTCATTGAATAAAGATTGATGAGTATCTAAAGATTGAATTTCTCCCAAGTAATAAGCATTGTAGATTGATTTTTCAAACTTAACTATTACATAAGAGTTTAGTTCTGGAATACTAAAACTTGAAGTATCAGATTTACCTCCTAATAGAATAGGTCTAACTGGAGAAATCCAAGGAAGTTTGTCAGTAGGTATTCCTTGAAAGAGTGGTGGAATTTGAACTTTGATTCTACCAAGTTTCTTTGGATCATTGTTGTTTACAACTTTACCAATCCATAACCTACTGAGTAAATCATTCTTTTGCAGAATATCGTAGAGTTTAATTAACATATCTGCTTTCCTATCCGTTAATATATTTCCGATTTAAGAGAGTTTTGATTGAATTAAGTATAACCCCTTTAGATTGGGTAGAAAGTCTGATAATGGCCAAATATGTTTACGAGAGAGATTGTTTTAGTCAAGGTTTAAAGTATCTCTAACTAAAGTTAAAGTTGTTCTCATTGACTTGTTAGCAAAAATCCTTACAACCTTACTTACTATGTATAGTCCAGCATACAAATCTTCAAAACCTTTAGTTTTAGGATGACTATCAATTACATACACAGGATCTAATACTTCATGAGGATAAAAAGTTGCTGTATAAGATAATTCAATTTGAGTTCTGCTTAGTAATAGAAGATTAGCCAAGTTCCTTTCATATGCTTTTGGGAAATTAGGATGAACATTATCAGTATCTACTTGGTTATAAGATTGAAACTTGGGTTGAGTTGAAGAATCAATATCAGTCGTTAAACCGAGTAAAGGTTGAAACTGTAATGTTTCATTTGAATAAGAGTTTTGAAGTTTATCATAAGTAACTATTTCCCTATTGGTTATAAGTTTGTTTATGAATCCTGTTTTAGATTCTATTCTTATATCACTATCAAAAATGAATTCTCTTTCTGATAGATTTGTTTTGTTAATTCCATAAGCTTTCCAAGGTTGTTTCTGAATAATCTCCTTAAACGATAAACATTTAAACTTTCCAAAAGATGTAATTCCTATTAATAGGAAATTGTCTTCTGATAAGTAAGAGTGTAACCAAACCTCAGTTATAAACTTTCTATCTGGAATATTGTATTGAATCCATACTTGCTTATCCTTTGAAGAAAGAGTTGAAAATTCTGATTCTTTGAATGAAGTTGAAACAACTTGTTTTATAACATTAATTGAAGTATCTTCATAGTAGTTAATTCTTGATTGATAAAGGTAACTCGGACAATTGTATATTCCTTTAACATTTACTTTGTAAGCATTACCAACTTTTGAATATTCTTTTTCCAATATTAAGAATTGAGATTGGAGAGATTCCGAAATATCAAATCCAAAAGTAAGGTTAATCGGAGTAGTTTCTTTGAATTCTTTTAGAAGCTCTAAATCTTGAGTAAGGAATTCAAGTTCAAAAGAGGGTAAGTAATTTCCTGCTTCTTCTATTACTACAAACTTAATAAAGTTTTCTGTATCAATAAAATCATTACCCTTTAATTCAAACTTTAGAAACTGCTGTTTTTCAAGTCTTATCATAGAATTATCCTCTGGTTAACTCTAAAGGTTTCAAAGAGAGATAAAGAGATTCCAAATCAACCAAATCAAAATACTTTATTTCCAACCCTGAAACTAAATCTTCAAAACTAATTAAATCGTTATAGAAAAGTAATAACCACCAATATTGAGTTTCACCATAAAGGTTATAGGAAAGTAAGTCTGGTCTAAACTCCAAATCAGGAGTTATTGTTAGATACCCTTTGACAGGTAAATTTCTTAATCTTTGAAGAAAATAACTTGGAATGACGTCATATAAGTCATCTAAATATTCACAAAATCTCCCCAATGAATATTTAGGTGTTCCTTGATAGTTGAGATTAATAAAATACATCTTTTTCTCCTAAAACTTGAACCAAGATTGAACTTCACTAAAAGAAGGTAACTTGTAAGGTTCAAATGTTATTTCAGCAGTCCCATAAATTGGGAATCCATATTTAGAAATTTCTTGTGAAAAGGATAAATTTACATTTCTTATAACAAAGAAAGAATGAGCTTCAAAGAAAGTAGAAACCCTAACTCCTACTAATCCTTTAGCACTTTTAGGATTTTTAAGATCAGGTTGATAGTTAAATGGTTTAGAAATTGTTACTTCATTAACAATTTCAGGATAAACAGCTCTTAAAAGCTGTTTAAGTCTTGTTACTGGATTGTGATCTTTTGAATATGCATAATCTAAAACCTGAACTGTAATAGTTGGCTTAGAATATCCTGTAAAAATTGCCAAAGTTTGATTAACGGTTTCTATTACTCCTAACTGACTTGCACCTTTTACACCTAACTCAGATGCTATTTGCTGAGCTTGAATTCCTATTTGCTTAATTTGATTAATTCTTGATGATTGAAACATAGTAGTAAATTCAGCACTACCAGAAAAAGTAAACTGGCCAGAATAAAGAAAAAGATAGCTCCCAAGACCGGGAGCTATAATCTGAACTGTATATTTAAGATCAGAATATAGTTTCTCTATTTCTAACATAACTACTCCTAATCAAAAAGCAAAGCATTAGTAAATGCTATTCCATAACTATCAATTTCTTTTTGAGTTGGTATAGTTGGAGATTCTTTTTTCTCTTGTTGTAATTGTTGAACTACAATTGGTTGAGTTACTTTAGATTCAGAAGATTTTGACTTTTCTACATAAACCTTTTCAGATTGAGTTACTGTAGAAGTTGACTTATGATTAACTACTTCTGCTTTAGGTTCATTCTTATTATCATTATCAAACCCAAAGAATGACTTTACAGAAGAAATACCTTTTGAAAGAAGAGAATTAACACCCTTACTTGCAGTTTCAAACAGGTTAAATCCAGGTAAAAACTTTCCTAAAAAATTCTTTATCAATTCAAGTAAAGAAGGTATTTTTGGTAAATAGAAAGTGTTTTCTAACCACTTACCTATTGAAGTAAACTTATTCCATAGAAAATCTTTTACTGAAGATAAACCATTAGCTATACTTGAACCAAAATCCTGAACTTTGTTAAAAAGATACTTGCTAACTTTAGTTGTTAGTAAAATAGGGTTAAAGTCAAATACTTTCTTGAAAAACTCAACTCCTAAATCCCCTATTTTGTAAACAAACTTAGCAACTGTATCTTCAGGAAGAAGACCAAAAGTTAAACCTGATAAAGCTCCTCCTATACCAGCTGAAGTTTTTTGGCCAAGAGTAGCTTTATCAGTTCCGAATATTTCATTAGCTCTTTGCCATCCTTTAAACCCTTTGTAAAGAGAATATCCAGCAGTAGCTAATAAACCTACTCCAGGTAGTATTCTTGAAGCACCTCCTAACAATCCAACTCCTTTAGATAATAATCCTATTCCACTATTAGCTAATGCAGGAATAGATGGAAGCAAGGAAGGTAATGTAGATAATGCTAACCTACCTCCTACTTTCCCTAATAACTTGTTTCCTCCAAGTTTTAATAACTTACCTCCAAACCTTAACCCTTTTCCTAAACCTTTAAATAAGTAATCTCCTATCGTTCCTTCTAACAAATCTCCAACTAACTGCCCTACTCCGGGCATTCCAAGCATTGAAAAACCAAGTTCAACTGCTCCACTAAGAAATCCTCTTCCTCTTGCAAGTTGTAAAGGTCTTTCAAGAAACTTTTGAGCTAAAGACTTTTCATCTTTCTTCTTCTCAAATAATTCTTTCGATTTAGTTAACTCATCAAACTTAGCTATCAAATCATTAAATTTTTCCTCTTGTTTAAACTGTTGAAGAAGACTTTTATCAGCAAGGGTTTTGATAATATCCTTCTGATACTTCAGAAAAGTATCCTTATCAATTCCACGATACTTTTCAAGCTCTTTAGGTAGTTTATTAAGTTCAACAAGAGAATCTAAAGTATCTTTAAAAACTTGATATTTAGTTTCAATGCTTACTTTACTATTCTTTAAAACTTCAGTAAGAGTTCTGATAATAGGATTTAGAGAAGCTGATAGGTTATCAGGAAGCTCATTAAGAACTTGAATGAGTTTATCAGTAGCCTTTATGTATTTGTCAGCTTCCTCCTTAGAAATCTTCTCTCGGTTGAAAATATTTGTAGAAACTTTATCAAGAATAGGTATGATTTTGTTAACTGTTTCTCTTTGTTCTTTAGAAAGTTTAAGTTCTTTAATAACTGATATTAGAGCTTTGTTCTTATAAGCAATCTGTTCTAACTGTCTATGAAGATTCTCTGTTTCAGATTTTCCTATCAACCTATCAATTACTATTTTTGTTTCCCTTACTATCAAAGATGTAGTTTCTGGTATGAGTTTACTAAGACTTATTCTTTTCATTGTATTCGGCCTCTAATTTGTGTAAGAAAAGAAGAGTAGCATAGTCAAGAAAGTTAATAGTATAAGCATCAGCAAAACCAAATTTAATCGTCAAGTATTCTAAATGAAGAAGTTCTTTCACTTCTACGAAAGGGAGTAATTAAATCCACCCCATCTATCAAGTCAACTTGATTTATTTTACCGCACTTGTCACATTTAATTTGGAAAGGTTTTATGTAATGGAAAAATCTACTCGAAATAATTTTATCAAGTTCTTGTAAGTCAAAAGGAATTAGATTGGATATAAATTCTTTAGCTTGTTGAAATGGTAAAGACTTGATATGAAAAGCTAATTGGTCTTCCTCTGATAAAGAATCAAAAGAGTAATCTGAATTCAGTATATCTTTTATCCTAAAGACATCTATTAACAAAATTTGTCCGTTATACTCTACCTTAATAGGCTTATAAGAACTAACACTTATATCTTCAAATTCTATGTCTTCAGTAACAAAAACTTTTTCAATCCTGTTACCGCATTCACAAGTAATCGTAATTTTTAATTCTTCAGTTCCAAAAGAGTATAATCTTCTAAGCAATCCGAGAAAGATGAAATCATAAAAAGTTAAATCTTCTTTATCAAGATTTTCTGTAACTACCCCCTCAAGTATAAACCTAATTTTGTCTTTTAATCCAATATCAGATTGGGATATATATTTTATCTCCCCGTATGTATATGGTCTAATCTTGATAGAAAACCCTTTTGGATAGAAAATACCCTTAGATGGTAAATCTTTTACTTTGTATTCTGGTAATCTCGGTTGAATTGATTTTTGATTAACAAATTCCTCTTTAGTGTATGCTTTCATCTAAAACCTCATCCCAATCATTTCTTTTGAAGAAATCCAGCTATCTTGAATTCTACTGGGATAACTTCTACACTATTATCTGAATTCCAACTCCTTTTTATATTTGAGGATAAAAATACGATTAAATTATAAGACCTAACTATTTGATTATCACCTGAATACTTTACAATATACAATCCTACTATTAAGTCAGATAGTAGATAACCTTGTTTTCTTAAATCTTCTTGATATTTTAACCAATCAACTATTTTCTCTTCTTCATCTGGTATAAAAGATAATGAAACTGAACCCAGACTAATATTTGATGGGTAACTAAAAGAAAATCCTCCTACTGAAAAATCTCCCTCACTAAAATTTTGTTCATCTACTTCACAAGACACAGCAGGAAACCAATCAGAAAAAGGGTCAGGAGGATTAGGAACTTTGGAATTAGGTAACGATTGAAATTTTATATCCCATTTATAAGAACGAGAGGGTATAAACCCTCTCAACTTAGAAATCGAAAGTCTCATATCTTATCCCTCTTATACAGCCCCATCTTCAAAATCTATAAATTCAATAGTTGCAGTAGTATTAGCTACTGCATTATCAGCATTTAAATCTCCTGTTTCATATTTAGAAAGCCAACAACCAATCAGCTTATACTTCCATATCGGCTTATCTTCTCTATCAAGGAGGGTAATAATGATATTACAAGTAACTTCTTCCATAGATTTATGATTCATTGTATCAGTAGCTGTGCAGGCTTCTCTCCAATTCCTAAAGAATTCTTCAATCTTCATATCAACAGGAGATATGAAAGTAAATTCGATAGGGGAGTTTACTGTATAAGTTCCAGGTTGGTGAAGTGTGAATCCTCTTATGTTATATTCAATCTTCTGAACTTCCTTAGAGGGAGCTGTTGTAGAAATACATCTAAGATTTATATCTTCAGATGATAAGTTAGTTGAAACAGCAGAAGGAAAAGTTTCAAAAGTAAGATTCCATTGGTAGGTTGTTCTTTTATCAGGTAAAGCTCTTAGTTGGGAAAGAGTAGGTCTTGCCATTATTTAAACCTCCATTTTTCAAGTTAAAGAAAAGGGTAGGACATTCCTACCCCTATTAACCTCCTAGAAGAGTAGAAGCTATTTGACCAAAATTAGCTCCAGTCCTTGTTATGATAATAGGAACTTTGATAAATTCAGCAGACTTGGTTGGTTGAATAAATACCCAAACATTTAACCTATAGTTATCTATATCTTCAGGGGTGTTATTCTCCTCATCACACTTAACCATAAAGTCGTAAATACCTCTTCTTGCCTTAATGTTTTGCAAGTAAGACTCAAGCATAGATTTAACAAGAAGTCTTGTAGTTTCATCGTTAAATTCAAATACAAAAGATTCAAGTGCTTTCTTAATAGCAGGTTCAATAACAATAAGAAGAAGTCTGACATTAAGCCTATCAAGTGCAGATGGAAGAGTTTGAAGAGTCTTTTGACCCCATACAGCTATACCATATCCAGGTCTAAACCTAATTGGGTTAATTCCATTGTCATAAAGATAATCCATTTCTCCTCTGCTAAACCTTCTTCTTACATCAAGAACATTAAGAATTCCTCTTCTCCAACCAGCAGGTGGATACCAAATTTCAAATTGCATAGCGGTTTTAGAGATAATTCCACCTACAAATCCAGTAGGATCAATGTAAATTTCTCTATTGTTAAATCTATCAAGTATTTTAACATGAGAAGTATAAATAGCACCATAAGAAGAATTAGCATTGAGAGTGGTCTTTCTATAATTTACTATTTCATTAAGGTAATTAGCTGAATCTTCAGCACTATAAGGTGTAGAAAGAATAGCTACACAATCTTGTCTTTCTTCTGCTATTTTGAGCATTTCGAGTTGGACAGCAGGAGTTGCCCAACCTGCATCCATAAGAAGTGTTACAGGTATGTCATCAGGATTTTTGAGAGTTTGAAGAGCTGTAACTATATCAGCATCAGTTACAGCAAGTCCATCATCTCCACCACCAAGCCAAAGTATGGTAGTAACATCTTCAGGATTAATTGACTTATCTACTGCAAGGTTATCTACTGCTTGAATGTAGTTGGAAGATTTAAGAGCTTCCTCAATATAAATATTTCTTCCATAACCGTCTTTAGCATTAGGGTCTCTTGAACATACAAAAGTTTCTACCGGATTAACTTCATCTCCTTCCTCATATACTTCTATGAGGAAAGCATTAGGAACTTTAACCTTATCAGGATAAGTAGAATAGTTAAAAATCTTGATTCCTACTTTATTATTCCATTCTCCTGGATTAGCTCCAAATATAGCAAAAGCATAATCATTAGAAGGAAAAGTGAATGCAGAAGGGTCTTCAACTCCAGAAGTTAGAGCAGTTGTAGTTTCTGGAGAACCAGAACCATCTAAATCTTGGCCAGTAGAAATTAAAGCACCACCATATTTAGCTTGGTTTGCTACTCTTATTACCCAAAGTTTATTAGATGCTTCAAGGTAAGATAAAGCACTAAAGTGAGCTGTTGTATCTCCAACCTCTACTGTTTCTTTCCAAGTATAAGTTTTAAGGTATTGAGTTTGAGAAGTCATAAGAACAGGTTTTCCAACTACACCTCTTTTAGCAGGTATTACCATTGCACCATAAACACCAGGAAAACCTGGAACTCTTTGAGACAAATCCCATTCTACTACATTAACAAAAGGAGCAGACATTATTTTTACCTCCTAATAAGCATTCTATTAAGCATTGACTTTAATTAGTTTTCCAGTAGATTTACCTACTTTAGATTCATCACTAACCTTTACTTTCTGTTTAGGAGAAATTACTATTGACTTACCGTCATACTCAACCGTAACAGGAAAATTGTTAGGATTAACAAGAAAAACAGATTTTGATTTGGATTCTTTTTTAGCCATTATTTCCTCCTATTAAGCATAAACAATTTCATTTATATCCTTAATCAAAGGATACTTTTCAGCAGAAAGTTTTACCAAAGGAAATTCAAGATTAATTTCAAAACTACCTGTAAAAACTTTCTTAGACGGATTTTCTTTTAATATCTCTTGGAAAGGTTCACAAGAGTAACCTAACTTAGTAGTTAAAGTTACTTCACTATTAAGTGGAATATTAATATCGATGCTTCCGTGTCCTACCCAATCAAGTAAAAAGTTTTCCTCAAATTCATAAACATATCTTGTTACATTAGAATAAGGTTTAACTTGAAGTGTTAGATTAACCATTCTAACCTTTCCTGAATAGTCTTTAGGAAGTAAACCTGAATCAACTAAAGTTTGGATAAATTCTTTGTCATAAGCTCTTATAGTAAAACTTCGATAGTTTTCCAACTGAATAGAGTTTCTTCTGAATAATAAAGCAAAGAACTCTTGTTTATCAGATATTCCTATTCTTTTTAACAAATCAGGTTCAAACTGCAAGTCTTGCGAGTAATAGTAACATTTCTGAAATGTTTTTCCGTTCATATTATATGTTGAATTTAACAAAGGGAAAGAAAAATCAGATTCGAGATAATCTTGAATTTCATTAAGAATTCCAAATAGGATTAGATTGGTAAACATTCTTACCTCATTGGAGTTAGGTAAACTTCATAATAAGCACCATTCCTTGTTACATCTTCTCTAACATAAGAAACCTGAAAACTCATTTTCTTGTTGTTAATAGTTAAAACAACTTTAGAACCGATTGGAGGAGGATTGTCCTCCCCCGATAAATACCAAACGATTTCTTCATCTTGAGAAAAAGACTCTTCAAAAGAATTAAAAATACCTGGTGAAAGAAAAGGACTGTTATAAACTCCTGCTATAAGAACATTCTTAACTTCATCAGGAGTAGAATTATAAGTTATCTTTGCATCATCGTCTAACAGAGAGTCATACTGTTGTGGATAGTAAATTTCGGCAGGAAAACCTAAGATATTAGCAAGAACTTTTAACCTAATAGCTGTTACTTTACCTATTGTAGAAAGAACTTTCTCTATTACAGTTGACATATCTATTTTTCCTTGAGTTTAGATTTTCTCTTAGTTAGGAGTTTTTCAGCTCTACTGTAAAGGATAGATGCTGTTATTGGGTCTTCTTCAATTATTAACAAAGCAGAATTCAGAAGTTGATTAGCTTCTATAACATATAGATCAGGTTCATAAGTTGAAAGTCTTAGAATGGTTTTGATTATAGTCTGCTTATTCATAATTCTTTCCTATCAGTATTACTTTTTAGATAAATCGTAATACTTAGTAATATCTTGATTTAAAATTTCCTATAATCAATCAAAAGAAGTGATACTTGGTAATACTATTTACCTAATTAGTATTACTAACCCAAAAATGCTTCTATATAACCAGATTCCTTAACCCAATCTACAAGTTGCTGGTCTGTTACACCGTTTTTACCTTTAATATTCTTTTGCCTAATAAACTGAAGGAAAGAAACTTCATCTTGGAAAGATTCTACATTTCCACTCGGATAAACTACATCAAAAGTTTCTCCATCATAAGTAATGATTACTTTAGTTGCTTCCTCTTCTTTTACCTTAAAAAGTTTTCTAAGAAGTTGTAAAACCTTTTCCCTTTTCTTACAAATCTCATCTCCTTTTCTATCACCAGAACAACCATACCTATTATAGAAGAAATTAACTCTTGCTACTGCTTGTTTATAATCTTTAGATGCTTTTGCAACTGTTTTAGCTATTGTTTCAGGGTCTTTGGTAAATAACCCTTCAGGAGGATGCCACTTGGGCTTAACTTTGTCTATCCATTGTTCCTCATCAAGTTGATAGAGAAGAGAATAAAGTTCATCTATCAATCTCATAACCTTACTCCTTAGAAAGTTCTTTAGCTTTGTTCTCAATAAATTCAATCATTGCTTTAAGACCACCTTCATCAATCTCATAAGAATCATAAACTATATTTTCTCCATCTTTCTTAGTATTAATCTGAATTATTTCTTTGCCTGCTACATTAATAGAAATCATATATGTACCTTGTTCTTCATCAATAGGATCAAAATCAAAGTAAGCTGATTCCCTAAGTATTATTCCAATCTTATCATAAAGTTCTTTAGTAAGAGCTTCTTTAAACTCTTTCTTGGATTTACAACTCTCTATTGTAAGTTTAAGCTCATCTATAAGAGCCATTATCTAAACCTCCTTTAAAAACTTCTTTAAATACTTAATATCCTTTCTATCAAAAATAATCTTAACTGAACCTGAAGAACCATTCTGGTGATAAATAATAAGTTCATTGTCTTTAGTTAAAGCCAGAAATCCTCCTTTGATTCTTAGAGCAAGTTTTATGTTTTTTGAATTAGGTAGAGGGGGAATATCTTTGGTTATTTTATATGGAGGAAGAGCATCTAACAAAGCTCTATCAAAGGAGTAAGGATCATTATTTATTACCAATTGTTCAAGTGTTTTCTTTAAACTATCAATCAAAGCCATTTTGTTCCTCTTTGTTATCAGGAATACCTGATATGATTATAGTCCCAATCTAAAGCAAGAGTAGGACAGCTTTGAATACAATTTCCACATCCAATACAAGTATTCTTACCTGATTCAGTTAAAACTAACTTACCATCTACTTCAGAAAAACAAAACATTGGACATTCTTTCATACAAAGAAAACAATTAATACACAGTTCATAATCAATAGTAACCATCCCTATCCCTCTTTCTCCAATTCTACTTCAACTTCACACTCTCCTTTTTCCATAGCACAAACAACAGCATCTTCAGCAGTAGGATTGGAATTAAGTTGGAGAAGTTTGGCAATAGTATCTACTTTTCCTATTCCTTTAAAAATTTCATTACCTTGTTCATCTATAAGAGAAAATGTAGGTTCTTCTGAACCGTTAAATACAAGTTTTGCTTTTACTGTTTTAGATTCATTCTTAGATTCCGAATAACCATACTTTTTAGCTAACTTATGAACACAGTCTGTCCATTGGTCTGAATAAGGATCAAATTCATAATTCATTAATGCATCAGCTATTTCTTTCCAATTATCTTCCCATTCTTTTTCAGATGTCCCAAAATCGTCAAGAAGAGAGTCTACTTCATCTTTACACTTACTTAAAATATCTAAAACATAATTAGTCAAAGAATAATATCCATTCGGATTACTAAAATATTTCTTAACCCACTCAATAAACTTATCTCTTACAGATTGAGAATAACCTTCCCCAATTTTCCTTGTCATAGGAGTTCCACATTTAGGACAATCATAGTTAGAACAAGGAATCCCCATAGGAGTTTCCATTTCATAACCGCAATTAGGACATATGCAAGTTTTAGTTGGAAGTTCTATTCCTGCTTCTTCTGCAAGTTGAACTATCTCTTGTATAAGACTCATTATGTTAATCCTCCTATTGTTTTCTTATTAAAAGTAGGAGTCCCCCAGCATAACAAGGTTATTACCTTGGCCAGAGGACTCCTACCGAACATAGCAAATACTTTACTATGTTATATTAAGCATTTTGAACATTAAGTTTACCTACAAACTGAGGAACAAGAACTTCTACACCTGCCCATACAGCAGCAGCTTTCTGATTTGTCAATGGATTAGGTGAAAGTGGAATAAGCTCAGTTGTTGTAAGAGGCATATAAGGAGCATAAACAGCAGCACCCTCAAACGGATTATCAGGGTTGTAAATACCGAGTGCTACATTACCAGGAAGAGCATTAGCATCATTAACCCTGATAACAGTTACACCATCAAGAGTTCCAAATACATGAGCACCCATAGCTTTACCATCAGCTACCTTTTCAAATCCAGGTAGTGTAGAAAGAATAGCAGCAACTTTAGCACCTGCTATGATAACATTAATAACTCCCCTACCTGCATTGCTAACAATCTTTCCTTCAAGATCAGCAAGGCTGTCTTTAATTGTTTGCTTATGTTCAAAGTAGCTTACTCCAGAAGGAGGAGTTTTATCCCAAGTAATTGTCCCACCAGCAGGATTAGCATTCATCTTCCTGATAAGGTCACCACCAATCTCATTGTTAATGGCAACTACAAGGTCTTTAGCAAGTTCATCCTCAGCTACAATTCCAAACCTTTGCCTGAGGGCATAAGATTGGAGAAGTCCTACTACTCCCTTAAGAGCATAAATCCTTGCTGTAACAGGTATAGATTCAAATACAGAACCAATAGAAGGAAGATCATTAGCACCTTCTATATCTACTTGATATCCAACCTTAATTTCTTCACCAGAAGCAGGTGCAGAAGCAAAGTTGAGTTCCACAGCTCCTGTGGAGTAGTCAATCGTTCCCCATACACCTACACCAAGAATTGTTCCTTTTCCATCGTCCTTACCATAAGCAGAACCTGCTTTAACTTCAAAAGTTTCAGGTCTTACAGGGATAGAATCAAGAGTAACATTGAAAGTAGTTGTAGAACCATCTCCAGTAGCAACTACTTTATCAGAAACTACATTGGAAGCAAGTCCACTTGGAAGAACAGCTCCAGTTCTAGGATCAATAATAGTATTTCCTGTATCTTGTCTTTTAATTACTTTGAAGTAAACATTTCCTCTTTCTTCTTCAATGTTTTGAACAGAAGCTATGAAAGGAATTACAGAGTTTCCGTAAGCAACTGTGATAACATCAAAAGCTACTTTGGGAAGTGCACCAAGAGATGCAAGTCCACCATCTTCTTTAACCATAGATTCAAGCATTTCCCACTTTTCAAGTTGCTTACCGAGCTGAACTACGTCCCAAGCCTGAACTCCCCTTACTTTTCCAAGGAAAGTTGCAGATTCAAGAGTTTCTACTTGTTCACGATACCTTTTGAGATAATCTTCAGCTTGGTATTCTACTTCTCTGAGTTTCTTTTCAATAACGAGTTCGCTCATTATTAACTACCTCCTTAATTTCTTAATAATGTTGTAGATTTAGATTTTATTGAGATTTCTAGGTTAACTAACCTGATAGTGCAGGTTAGTTAGGAAAAACAAAATAGTATTGATTTATCTTTCATACTTGCCTGATTTAAACTTCTGCCAAATCTTATCAAGTTCTTGTTTCACTTTATCTATATCTTTCTGAATCATATCAATTTTAAACAAGTCTTCAGGTAAATCAGTTACCTTATCAAGTTGTTTCTTAATCTTTTCAAAGAACTTGGGAATTTCAGTAACTCTCATAGCATATTCATCTTTTCTTTGAAATTCCTCAAGTAACTTATTAAGTTCCTTAATCATATTTTACTCCTTACTTTAGGAAGGATTCAGCAAGTCTTATAGTTCTTGGTTTGAGGAATTTAGAAGTTGAATTGTCTTTCTTATCTTCTTCAACTTTAGAAGATACTTTATACTTGTTTACATACTTAGCAGATTCTACCATTTTAGAAAGGACTTCTTTTACTTCATCAAATTCCATTTTGGAAGCAAGTCTCTCTACAACTTCTTTTTCTACACCAAATTCTTTAGAGAGTTCTTCAACCTTAGCTTGTCTTTTTTCTTCTACCATCTTAGCAAATACATCTTTCATAGACTCAAGAAACTCTTTTACTTCATCAAGTTCTCCTACTTCCTCTTTAAAAACTGCAACCTTCTTAAGAATATTTTTAGCATTCTCAAGTGTTTCTCTTATTTCTTCAGGTTTTCCAATTTCAAGATATTCTTGAAGAACTTTTTTAGCATCTTCAATACTTTCCTTAATTTCTTCAGGAGAACCTATTTCCTTGTATTGTTCGAGAAGCTCTTTAGCTTTCTTAATAGTTTCTTCAATTTCTTCAGGTTTTCCGAGCTTCTCATATTTAGCAAGTTCTTCTTTAGCTGATTTAAGTTCCTCTTCTACTTTAGAAAGAGATTCAGAAACAGTTTTCCACTCTTCCTCTTTCTTTTTGAACTCTTCTATTTGTTTCTTGAGTTCTTCATTCTCTTTAAGAACCTTATCAAGTTCTTTTTCAAGTTCTACTTTTTCTTTGGTAAGTTGTTCCAAAACTTGTTCCATAGCCATACTATTATCCTCCTTTACTTCATTGGATTTATCTTGATTTTCAACAAAAGAACATATGTCTCCTATACATTGCTTCAAATCTTTTCTGATAGATTCTACAAGTTTAGGATTGGCTTGAAGAAATCCCGGATCATAGACAAAATCAAAACCTATTAGTTCATACTTGTCAGGATTTAAAGCTGGAACTTTACCAGTAGGATCTTTACCTTCATATTCTCCAAAAGCCCTAGATGAAACATAAAGTTTAGCTCCTGCCCTTAACAAAGTATTAAGAACTCTACCAGCAGGGGTATTAAGGATAAGAGCTTCTCCTATACCTCTACCTTGTTCATCGATATAAAGGTTAGTTACTATGTGGGAAATTTTACCTTCTGCTATTGTATTATCATTTATAGGAGTATCGTGACCGATAGTTCCAAACATTCGTCTTTCTTTAAGTCTCTTTTGAATATCAGGATTGGATATTACCTTTTCCCAAAGTTTACGAGGATAAAAACGATTATTTCTGGAGTAACCGTCAGGAACAAAGAATTGACCTTTTACCTTACCTAAGATGTGGATACCATCTACTTCACTTGATTCTTCTACTGTAAATTGAATTTGTGGTTCTATAAGATCAATTACTTGTTCTTTCATTTTAAACCTCTTAATCAACTATTTCATAAACTTTATCAGAAAGATTATTGATTTCACCTTCAAAGTAAGCTAAAAGGTGTTTTACAGGAAGTAAGTATTTTAGTTTAAAAACTACTTCTGAATCTCCTTGCTTATAGATAAATGTGTCACCTTGTTTCTTAACAAAATATTTCTCATTTGGATCATAAATTACTTTCCTTAAACTTTGAGAAAGCAATACTGAATGATAACCTCCAAAAGTTTCTTCCTCTAACCAACCTATAATTGCTTCTCTTAGTTTTTCTTTGTTATCAGTTACATACTTGATAACATCACTTATACAACTCTTGGAAAGTGACCTACCTTGTTTTATTCTGTTTACAATTTCTTGAACCGCTAATACAAATCTTTCTTTAGATTCGTAAAAGATACCAAATAGAAACTCAATATCGTCTTTATCAAGTTTATTCTCAATTAAAACTTTCTTTTCAATCTCTTCTATTAGTGGTAATACTTCTTCAGTAAAGAGTTCATATTCTACTTCTTCTAAGAGTGGTTTGTAATAAACTCCCTCTATATACCAATGAGTTTTAAGACTGGATAGTAACTTGAGAAAATCAAACCTTTCATTAACATCAAGGTTATAAGATTCTCTGTTTAGTCTTAAAGCTAAAAACCTACCTAAAGCTCTATGAAACCTTTTACCACTTACAGAACGATGCCACTTTCTTAAAGCCAAAAGATATTTTGTTTTGTATTTCTTCCAATTCTGTTTTTGAATCTTAGAACGCTTCCTGTCTTTTAATCTCTTCTTTAAAGGTTTACGACGTTTAATAATACCTTGCCAGATTTCTTCGATAGCTTCCTGTGAGAGTTTTTCTACATCATCAAAAGGTTCATATTGGTTTAACAAGCCTGCTTCAGAAAGGAATAATATTTTGTCGTTTGGGTCTCTAAACTTTATCATTGGATTGCCCTTTAGTGTATTCTTCTAAATTTAATTTATAGGTTAATTAATTCCCATTTATAATTATAGTCTTGTTTAATTGGTTCTGGACAAGAACCTATAAAATCAAAGAAATCCAAAGTTGATTTTACTGATAAAACTATATAAGGAAATTTCCTTTTTGTTCTGTATTCAGTTCCAGTTCTTAAATATGCTTTTAGTCCAAGTTCATTAAGTTGATCTACCAAAAAGTTAACCTCTTCAAAAGTAAAACAGTTGGTAGCGAAATGGATGAAAGGTTTACCTTTTGATGGTTTAATTAGACTCCCATCACCAATATACCAATGAAGAACAACTGTTGGAGTAAGTTTTAAATCATCTGGTATTATCTTTTTACTATCTGAATACCATCTATAATATTGTTCTGTTAAGCAAGGATATCTTCTTGTAGAGAAACAATATGCTTTAGCATTTAATTTTTTATATTCCTTTTCATAAATTTTACCACACTCCAAACTTTCATCAATAAACTGTTGCCTTAGCCATTCTATATAATTCTTGTGTTTATCAGTATGTTGATAACAAGAATTAGAGTTCAAAGATTTTGGTTTAGTTAAAGACCCATCTCCAAGTAATAACCCATCTAGAACTTGTCTAAAATAATCTGAAAGTTTGTGATAAAAGTTGGAAACAGAAGAAACGGCTTCATTTACATTCCTTATAGGAATATCGTACTGTTTTAATAAATTAGAAACAATTTTATAATGAATTCCTAACTCTCTTGCAATTTCTTTCATTGACTTCTTTCTAATTACATATTCTTGGTATAACCACTCTTTTCCAATAACGGGTTTAAACTTTTCTCTTGATACAAAACCAAACCTATCAAACCAATATCTAACTGAAGAGGGTTTTACATTACATTCTTCAGCAATTTGTTTTATAGATTTTCCTTTAACATAATACTCATTATAAAGCCATTCTTTGTTAGTATACTTTCCTTTCTTATGCCATCTTCTTATCGGTATTTCAAATCTCTTTAACCACTTTAATATAACAGTTTCAGAAACTCCTAATTCTTCTGCTATCTGAATAGTTGATTTTCCTAACTTCACATATTGTTCTTCTAACCATTCTTTATTCTGGTAAAGTTTCTCTGGATAACCTATTTCAAACTTCTTTGCCCATTTATCAATAGTCTCTCTATTAACTCCTAACTCTCTTGCTACTTGAATTCTTGATTTGCCTTTTATAATTAACTCATTATACAACCAATCTCTATTCCTGTAAGGTGCTTTAAATCTTTGCTGAATTCCCTCATCAACACTTCTTCTTGGAATTCCAAATTTGTCCATCCACCTTCTTATTGTATTAATACCATAACCAAATTCTTTCGCTATCTGTCTGGTAGATTTACCTAATTCCCAATATTGGTGGTAAAGCCAATCTTTATCTTGATAAAGTTTGTTTTTAAACATTACTTTTTCCTACCACCATCCCTATATTTTAGGGTATTCCAAATTACCTTACCTTTTATTATTTTATGTTTGATTAAATATTCAGTTAATAAGCACAAATGGGAACATACTTGAGGGATGTTCATAGGATTTCGTATTTTAGCAGGTACTTTATTCCAGAGAGATGGTCTACCAAATAAAGCTCCATGAGAGTAAAGAGCATAAGCTAGGAAATATCTAAAAGACTCACAAGAACATCTTACTGCTACTGGTAAATCCCAATTCCAATCTATATTAGTATTCGGTCTTGCCAACTGTAAAACACAACTATGATACTTTCCTGGTCTTGAAACAGATTTAACATAAGCGTGAACAGTCATTACTAATTCATCTTCAGTTAGTTCTATTCTTCTAATCTTTACAGGTTGAGGAGGAATAGGATCGTACTTATAAACGGAGTAAGGGAAATTTAAATAAATCTGTTTTAATGTTACTCTATTCTTTCTTCTTAACCTTTTCGGAACTTCTACTATCTGTCTTGGATCTGGTTTATTAACTTTCTCCAACAATTGATTAACCTCTTGTATAAGTCCCATTACTTTTTCCTTTTAACTAACTTTTCCAAACCTTCATATATCTCCTTTATTGTTTCTCTTACTTCCTTTAAAACTGGCTCAATATACTTAAGGGAAGAAACTCCTTTTTCAAGTTCTTCTTTTGGTACATAGATGTCAAAAGATAGTTTTCTTGGTATATTTACATCAATATACTTCTGTATGTTTCTTTCAACTGGAAAGACTGAAATAGAAAAGTCTATTTTATCTCCCATATCAATTGCTGTTACCCAAATTTTAAGAATTCTATATTGAATAGATGGATTACTTGAGAATTCTAACCAAATACCTCTTGTTTTAGTAAACTTGATAGTAACATAAGCTTCGTAATACTTACTTCCTTTTTTCGGGAATATAGCTAAGTTAGGGTCTTTTTCTTTCCAATCAGGTATCAAGTAGAAAAGAATTTCCCTTATAAACCACTTAACTGCTTTATCCAATTTCTTATCATCTAACTCTTCGTATAAACGAAACAACTCTACAAGTTCATCTATCAATCTCATTACCTTACTCCTTATAGTAAGTACAACAAAAATACAAAACCTTCGAATTAATTAAAATAAGAGACCCAATAAATTTATAATTTCACCCATACTTATTTTATTCTACTTAATAATTGCCTTTCTAACTCCTTAAGTTGATTATCATTCATTTTACCTTTCATAGAATTTACAAAAGCTCTAACCTTTCTTTCCCACTCTTTTTTCCATTGTTCATAAGGAACAAGAAAATCATAACTTGAATTAAACATAGCTACTGGGAGTTTCAAAACTTCTCCATTTTCAGATTTAACTACTGCATATTTTGTCCCAGAAATATCTTTTATCTCTTGTACGGTAAGAACTACATCATCTTTCCTGTAATAAAATTTATCACCTTTCTTTAAATTAATACCATCAGTATTTTTAACATTAATTATAGTTTCCAAAATTTGATTTAATTCGTTTATAAGATTCATAATCTTCCTCCTTTTTATTATTTAATTATATTAAAATAGAAGTTTGTCTTAAAGTTTCAATGGTATCTTCATAAAGTTTTTGTCCTTCAGATGCAAGTATTTCTGAATCACTTGTAATAGGAAGCTCTTGAATTGAAAAAGCTCTCCTACTTCTTGCTAACCCTAACAAAAACTCTGCCGTTATTAAATCAATGAAAAGTTCATCTTCAAGTTCTATATACTTATTACCCGAATCATCAGTTTTGATTTCCCAATCAAACCAAGCTTCAACTTCAGCTTTTCCATTAAAGTTAGCATAAAGAGTAGGTTTCCTATACTCCCACTCTATAAATGGAATATTACCAGATTGACTAGCTATCTGTAATAGTGGATTGAATACAGTAGAATAACAAGGTGTTACATCTGATATGTAGTTAGGTATTTCATCTGTAAAAGTATACTTGTAGTTCTCAAGATTAATGAAGAGTTTCTCTCTTTTAGGTTTATACTTGGAATAGGTTTTAAGAGATTTATCAACAAGAGCTTCAAATTTAGGTAAATCGAGTTCTACATTATCAGCACCTATAAGAAATTCACCTGTTCTAATAAGAATCAAGTCAAAGAGTTCTTGTAGAGTCATAGTTTAATCCTCTTATTTCTTCTTTGATGATCTACCTCTTTTTGATTTATTCTCTTGCTTAGGTTTTTCTTCTGATTTAAACTCTTCTTTGGTTACTTTAGGTTGTTCTTGCTTATCTTCTTTTTCTTCTACAAGCTCGACAATACCTTTAGAAAGAAAGGTTTTTACAGCAGGGATAGAAAGGATTTCTTTGGTTGCTTTAGTGGGAAGTTCTATTTGCTTACCTTTGTAGTTTATAATAACTTTTCCTTGTTTTGGTTTAAGTACCATTGGAATCCTCCTTTAATACTTTAGACAAATATGTGTTCAACCTTTAGTTCAAAGGTCTTTTTCTTAGAATTTGGAATATTAGGAAGATAAATCTTGATCGTTCCTGTTACACTTGGAGGATATGCATAAGAAGAAGCATACCCACCGTATTCCATAGCTAAAGAAGGAACATTAATGTAAAAAGTTTTGTGAGTTTTTATTGAATTGTGTTTCTTGTCTATTATGTATTTCTTATCAACAGTCATTATGAAATCGTGAGTATGTCCTATTAGAATTATGTCTGCATTAGGAAAAATGTTACCAAATCTGTGCAAGTTATTTATCTTTCCTCCTTTTAACCTTCCTCCACCTACTCCGTGATGTAATACTACATACCAAGCTGTTTTAGGTAGAGAAATTCTTAAAACTAAGAAATCTGGAGAATAATACCGATCTATTCCTAACTTTCTTGATAGTAAAGCTAAAATATCAAGCCCTATCGTTTTGGAGATACGGTTACTATGATTTCCACTTATTATTCCTATTATCTTATCCTTAATAGGTTTAAGAACCGAAACTGCTAATCTTACTTCTTCATCTATTGATTTAGCTTTATAAGGATTTCCTTTACTTCCTATAATAGCTGATTCAAGTAGGTCTCCTAATATAACTACTCTTGCTTTTGGGTTTTCTCTTATGTGTTCAATTATTTGATGAATTCTTCTTAGGTTGGTAAGTTCTGAACCTAAGTGCAAATCGGCAAGAGGAATAAGTTCTATTGAATCACTTTCTTTGACAGTTACAAATTTCACATCTGTAACCTCTTGTTGTAATCAAGTTACTTCCTTTTCCTTAACTTACCTTTTCTAACACATTTCTTAACCTTAATCCTTTTTAGATTAACTTTAGCTTGTTCAGAAGTCCCTTTCCTTATAAGAGGAAGTTTCTCTTTTCTTTTACCTCTGACAGGAGAATAAGATTCTACCAATCTACCTGCTTCAAGGAGTGCTGTTAATACTGACTTTGTTAACCAAGTTAAAGGTTCGTCCCAATCAATACCAACCTGTAAAACATATTCTACTAATGGAACATTCAAGTTAGAAAGGTTTACTTCAATATGTTCGTCGTCTTCACTTACTACTACAGCGAGTATTCCATCTTCTGTTACTGTAAATAACACTTCTACATCTTCTTGGTTTTCAGGATTAATAAACTTGATTAGTAAATCACCTGTATCAGGATCAAAGTTCAATATTTGAACTTGTATGTCGTCATAACCTAAAGATTGAAGTCTTTGTTGGAATCTCTGTTCTAATTCATCTAGGTCAAAGTCAAAATCTTGATAAGTTACTAAAGCTAATGGATTATTAGGAATAACACCTAAACTTGATAGGTCTTCTAAAAGTTGATTAAGTTCTTTTATAAGTTTCATTGTTCTTCTCCTGGTAACTTTATCACCTTGTCGAGTCCAATCTTTGTAAGTTCTTGGTTTAAGAATTCAGCAAAACCTTCATAATCGACATACTGAGAAAGATTATCATCTTGTCCTAAATCTTGAACAAATCTATTCAAATCAGAAAGGTTTTGAGCGACTGTAACTTGAAACTCAATTTTGTCTAAATCATCTATGTTTACGAG